TGTGTACCATTAACGTACGCAAAACCTCCTTGTGGAACTTTTTGTAGTGTTAAAACTCGATTATAAATTGACATTTAAATCACTCCAATTTGTTATCAAATTCATAGCTCTCCACTCACCATTTACACCATCTCCACTAACACAAATAAACATATAATCTTCATTAAAAGATATTTGGCCACTCACTCCTGGAGAATTTGGCGCCGAAGGAATATAATTAGGATTATAAATTAAAAAATTAGCTATCGTTTTTTTGCCAATTATGGTCTGATCCGTATTTAAAGTAACGTATCTTTGGTCTAGTTGACCACTATTCGTTAGTTGTTCTGTAAATATTTGTAAACCATTAAATGTGCGCATAAAGACATTTACACCTAAAACATTAAACTTTACTATGATATAATAAAGTTGCTAAATAATTAGTTATTTGATGGTCTTCTGCTATTTTTTGGATTTCATTTACTTGATCATCATTTTGATCAAATGGCTTATCTAAATAATCTGAAATTTTAGATTTCCAATTTTCTAGTTTTTCATTAGAGATAATAATTTCTAATACTTTTTCTGCGTCTCCCTTTTGCTGATTACTTAACTTTTTAATTTGTAATTTTTTTCTTATTTCAGATTTTACTTCTTCTTCTAAATCTTGAACTGCTAAAATTGTATCTTTTATTTTAAGCACTGAATAATTTGCATTTGAGCCAATTGGCTTAACATTTTTTGTTAATTGAGGTATTCCGCTTGAGCCGCTTGGTCTACCAACTTGGCCAGCCCCGCCGCCAACTATTGGTTGATATAATCCTTGATCTTTAAATTCTCTTAATTTCTGTTGAGACTCTAAAGATTCTTCTGGAGTTGGCAATCTTCCAGACCTAATAGCTTGAACGCCTTCTTCTGGTGTTAAAATACCAAGTTCAATTAATCTATTAAATATTCTCGAATATTGAACATCATCTTTCAAATTAATTTCTTCAAAAACTGGTTGGGGAAAATTTTTGAATCCTAGGTCTTTACTAATTCTTCTGATTTCTGGTATTAAAAATTCATTGATAAAAACTTCACGAGCTTGCTTTAATCTTTCTACAAAAACTTGCACTTTTATGCTTTGATTTGCAAATTTTTCACTTCCAATTAAAATATTATTTAATCCAATTTGAATATCTCTATCAACTACTTCGTATTTTTCTGGGCCGATTAAATTACCAATTTCTGGTATTACAAATTGGGCTTTTGTTGTATAATCCGCAATGAGAACTCGTCCGACGCTTTGATTTTCAAACAAAGATTGCATCGCTTGAAGATTTTTTTGATTTACTCCGCCTTTTTCTGGTTCTGCGCCCATTGTAACTAATAAAATTGCTTGCTGCGTCGTTCTTGTAACAGCCATATCCATTTTTTTCATTTCTAATTTCCAATTAATATCGTCAAGAACTGGAAATCCCATTGGGATAGAAAGTGGTTCGTAGTCTTGTTTTTTATAAAAAACTGCAGCTAATTTAGTTTTATCTAATGGAACGAGAATAAATCTATTTGATTTATTTTTAATTTTATTTTGTATATCTTCAGATAAAGAGTTGAAGACTTCTACATCTTCATCGGTTTTTGGATCTCTCAACCTTTCTAATTCATAATCGCTAAGTAATTTATAATAAATATTAAAAGAATAATTAACTGATCCGCCGACATAAATATCAGCGGGATTAAGAATTGTATACCTTGCTGGAATTTTTATATTTGATTTGCCTGCTTTTGTAAAATCTATTTTAGATCCAAAGACTTGAACAATTTTAAGTAATTCATCTAAACCTAATTCTGTATCAAATCTATATGTAAAAACATTTCCACTTCTATAATATTCTCTAAAAAATTGATCTTGGAAACTCGCTAAATTAATTTTCCTAAAATATGCTTCGAAAAAATCTCTAGATTTTTTACTACCTCCAGTTAAATAAATAGGACTAGAAGAAAATTCCGTCATTAAATCAACTGTATTTCTAAAAATGCCAACATTGTAATATGCTTTTTGGCATAGAACTATCGCATCTCTTACATCTAATGTAGACAGATTTTGAACGTGTGGACTATATTTAAACGGTATAATCCCTCGATCAATATTAATAAATCTATTTGTTCTTTCTATATCTGACGCGGCGTTTCTTCTTACGGAAGTGGAAGCTCTAATTTCTGACGCGCTAATACCTTTAGATCCTGATGCATCCGACACCATCAGAGGAATAGTCTCTGAAGCTACAGAAATATCTATTTTTTTATTTTTTTTACTCATTTTTATTAAATATTGATAATATTTACACTTATTTTATCATTATAGGCGAAAAAGTGGAAGATATCTGATCTTTTTGCTGGGTCATTAAATCATTATAGCATTTCAACCCCCAATTAGCTAACATAAATGCTGAATAGTTATCTTTTCTCGTTTTATTTGCAGAAACGCTCCTTTTTAAATGTTGAGGTAAATCAAAACTTTGAGTACCACGGCTTGTTGCAGAATGTTCAATTAATACACATTGTTTTTTAGTTTGATAGATAAAATCATCTTGATTTTCAATAAAATCAAGCGTTTCCCAGTCTTTTTTTTCTTCGGTTTTTAATAGATCCAGCGGTAATTTTAAATGAAATTGAGAATTAAAAAAATCATCAGAGGCCGAAGTCTTACTTGCAAACCATATTTTTTTATAATCTATACAAGCTTGCAAGTACTCATTTGCTCTTCGTATAAAATTACTAGTAAATACTTGATTAAAACAAATCTTTTTTGTTTCTAAATTATATTGATTTTTTGCTTTTCTTAACATTTGGTTATAATCTTCGCCTTCTAGATCCGAATTAAAATCAAATGATCCTATTTCAATTTTATTATTTTTAAAAAGTTCTGATTGATTACATGCTGCTAAAAATACATCTGCGCCAGCATTATCAATAATAATTAAATTAATATTAAAACTCGTTAATATATAATAAAAATAATTAACATGATTTTTTAAATTCCCCAAGCCTGCGTATGTATGCACTAATATTCCCTGTTTAGTATCTTCGTCTATTTGTAATACTGCCATAGCAAAATAATCTGCATTTGGACTATCGCTCATGTTTGGATCTATTCCTAAAATATATTTTTTATTTGGATCCCCTTTTAATAATGTATGTGGTTTTTCTCCATTTTTTATGGTACATTCTTCCATTTTTTTTGCATTAAAATAACTATCACTTCCATCCGTGAATCTGGCACAGTATTCTCTTAAAAAACTACTATGACTTGATCCTCCAGCTTGAGCCTCTTCAATAATTGTTTTGTCTATCATTTCTTCTGGTAAAGCTTCGTAACTTAATTGGCTTGTAAAATATGTAGCTTCTCCTTTATCTTTATCTATTATTTTTTCACACCATTCTGTGTAAGTTTTATATAAATTTTCAAAAGTATAGCTTGCTGAAGATAGCGCTATCATTTTACTTGTATTTTCGAATACCATTCGATCTTCTTCTTTCATTAATCCTTCTGAAATTAATTTATTTTCAAATTCTCTAATTTCCATCCTTTCTTTCATATTTTGTGGAGCAACTAGAAATGGCATTAAAACATTTTTAATAATCTCTTCTGGTAATAATAAAAACTCATCTAGTACTAATACATTCGCTCTGAACCCTCTAATTTTTTCTCCATTTAAAGGTATCGCTACAATACTTCCTCCATTAATTTGCCATTCGAATTGGTCATTTCTTTTTGCTTTTGCCCCAAAGCATTGTGATAATAATTCGGCACCTTTGCTATTAACTATTTTTTCTAAATTATTAAATATAAATCTTGCCGTGCGAAATGTAGGCCCTGCGATAAGAATTTTAGTATTTGGTTCAAAAATGCATTGTAAAAAACAAAATATTGCTGCCATAAAAGACTTGCCGCAGCCGCGGCCAAATACGCACATACTAAAATTTCTATTTAATAAAGCTTTTAAATGTAATTCTTGATATGACGCTAATTTAACACCGCTAATTAATTCAGTCGTGAATCCGATATTCGATCTTAAAAATTTAGCTAAAGAAATTTTAGCTTCTTTATCATTAAGAATACCCTTCAGCTGAGCTAATTCAAAATTAATATCTTTTATTTCTTTAAAATATTTTTCAGGACAATATATCATAAAAATTTCATGTCGTAAGCTAATTGAAGATCAATTTTTTTATAAAAACATTTACTAGCAAAAATTGATTCAATAATTCTAGTCATTTCTTTTCTTCCATCAACAAAAAGAAATTGTAAGTTATTATACATCTGTAAAAGTTCTCGCGCGTTATGAAATATATATTCTGGGGTAGCTTTTATTTTTTTATTAATATGCGGAAGATATGGAAAACTTAAAGCATTGCTTAAAGTTTCTTCGACCATCACTATAATATAACAATTATTTTTAAGGGCTTTTTCTATTTCATTTTTAAAACGATCATAATTTTTTACGCTTAACGTACTAATAAAATCACTTAAACTTTTTCTTTCTATAAAACATCCACAATTATTATTTGAACAAGTATAATCGCCAAATGAAAGAGTTTTAATTTCAAAAGGTATATCAAATTTTAACCAACTTTGCTCTCTCGTATCAATATATATTGTATCTTTTACATTTAATTTATTTTTAAAATTATTTCCTATCAAATTTGGATGTATAAATTTATTTTCTAAACCAATAGAAGAACAAACATCATAATAATCTTTAAATATTTTATTATAAAATATGATTGATGGCGCCATAATCGTTCTAAGTTCAATTTGAGATAATGAATAAATTAAATTTTTATTTTCTTTTCGTTTAACAAGTAATTCTTTACAATATTTCTGTGCTCTATCCATCGGTTGCTCTTTCAACCATTTTTTCATATTGTTTTTATCATTAAAATCACTATTAAAATATTGTTCTTTTGTTTTAAAATTAATTAATTCATTTGTTAGTAAATCTCTGCGCTCGTAATAAGTTTGATAATATTTTACTTTATTTAAACCATAGCCTTTTAAAGCAAAATGAAGACTTTTTTCATCTTTAAATTCCTTGCCATCAATTTTACATATTATGCTCATCCATTTAATATTTCGTCTTTTGAAATTCCTAAAATTTTACATTTAACTTCATCCATCGAAGAAAATCTTTCTATTTCGTCAGACAAGCTTTTCTTTCTTAGCTCAGCCATTTTTAATAGTTTTGCTCTGCTTTCTTCTTCTTTCCACATTTCTACTAAGTTTAGTATGCTGGCTGTCTCTTTGACTTGTTTACTAAGCCTATCGCTTCTTTTTACTTTTAATTCATTTAAAAGTTTTTGTTGACGATTTACGCAATCATTATATTCTTTTCTTGCGGTGTTACTCGCTTCTACTAAAGCCATGGGTATTTTACCATCTCCTTCGATTGATAAGTCTATTTGATTTTGTAATACATTAATAGTTTGTTGTATATTTGAAGAAATTACTACTTCCGTGCAAAGGACTATATATTGATCCACTTCTTCTTGCGTTAAATCTCCTTTATCGTAAGTATATCTTACAAAACTGCTTTCAAATAAATCTCTATCATCTTCACTATCATATAAATTAATTTGATGAATAAATCTATATGTATTCATATATCCTATTAAAGCAAATATATCACGTTTTTGTTTATGAGAAATTTTATTTTTATCTATTCCATCCAAAATATATCTATTGATTTTTGCCAACATTCTTTCTTCGCTTTTTGGAGGTTTATAGCCTTCAGTAGTAATATTTTCATTATCATTAAATTTTATATTAGTTGGTATAGTTTTAATAAACTCTAGTACGCTTCTCGTTTCTTGAGATAAATTAGTTAAAATATCATTTTTAAAAAGAATTTTAGCCATTTCTAATCCTGTCATCGTATGACAATTATTGCTAATATATTCTTTTTGTTCGGGGCTAAGCTCTATTAATCCCTTTGCTTGATATTCATGGCTTTTTTTTGGTTTAATTTGTCGCGAAGCTAAAAAGTTTTTAACAGCCTTCCCCTCTTTCGATCTTCCATCTAGGTCTTCTCTAGAAAAAGCAATTTTAACTAATTCATTTAAAGATGGAGGATTATTCGGTCTATCATTCCATTCTTTTAAAAGTTTTAGCTGTTGTTCTTTTGATAATATTGGTAATTCGTCTGGCATATTATTGTATGTCTATTTCTCCGCTATAAATATATTTTTTAACTTTTTGTATAATTGATTTTTTTAAATTTTTAATTTGCTTATATCCTGCGGATCTGTTTTTTTCAGTTGTTTTATATCCCATTATTTTAGCAGCATCCTCTTCAGATTTATGCTGAACATAAACTAATTCATAAAATCTCCACTCTGAAAATTTAAGAATTTTTTTCATTTTTTCATGAATATTTTTTGCTGTTTTTTCGATATTGATATTATCATGTATCATATCATGAACTTCTTGACTATGATTTTCTAAAGTAACTGGTAATTTTATATCATAAGCAGATTTTTTTCTTTTTTCCCATTTCGCATAAATTGAACACGCATTACACTGTTTGCCGTATATTTTACATAAATCTTCACCTTCTGCCGCAGAACACTTTAAACATGGCCTTGAATAATTTCCGTAATTATTTCTAATTAAATTTTTAATTTGATTGCTTATAATTCTATTAACCCATGGCGCTAATGGCTGTTTTTGATCGTAAAGTTTCCATTTATTATTAATATGTATTCTTAAAATTTGAGCAACATCATTAAAATCCATCCATGCTATGGCGGTTAAATTCCATTTATTTCTTCTTTTATAAATTTCTTGGTCTATTTCGGAAATTTTTTCTTCGAACCGAAATTTTTTCTTAATCATTTTTTATTTAAAGCTCTAATTGATCCCGCTTCTCTTTTAAAATCTTCAAGAATTTTTTTACTAGATATTTTTTGGACTTTTTCTTTTGAAGCGCTTCTTTTTGTTGGTTTTGATGGATTTTTAATTAAATCTCTTATTTTTTCTCCTTTATTTTTTTCTACAAAAGTTTCTACTTCTAATTTATTTATATTTGGAACAGAATCAATGTCATCATCTTCATAATTATTATAATCTACATCTATTTCAGAAATTTTATTAAATCTTTTTTGATTAACATTTTTCGCAATAGAAGCGTTAGATGAAGCCTGATTATTTTCAAAAGATTGTCCGCAATTTGAACAAAACTGTGGTTTTTTTAAGCTATATTCTGTAGGCGCACCGCAGTCCAAACAATATCTTTTCATTTAATATTATTATATATTAAATGAATAATTTAATCTAATTTTAAATTAACTATTGATTTTAGCTTTTTTAAAAGCTTCTGTTTCGGTTATATCTATTTCTAACGTTTTGATTTTAGAAGCGCGAGTTTCAATTGTTATTTCTTTATTATTAATATCTAATTCAATCTCTGCTTTAGCTTTCTTTTGTGGTCCACGATAAGTATTTAAGCAGATTGCGACTTTTTGTTTTTGAGGATATTTCTCATCTTTCATAAATTCCATGCAGCGACCCATATAATCGCCCTCTTTCTCTTTACTCTTGGGTTTTGGTATAGGCATATATAATATATACACATAAACTGTTTTGTGGTGGAAGTGAGTCATTTTGTCAATATGTTTTAATTATTTATTATGTCATTTTGGCTCTGCTTTGCTCTTTTGTCTCTGTAGAAAGTTGGCATATATCTTGCATATAAATATAAACAAAGGAGGCATAGAAAATATGCTATTAACACTAAGAAATGGAAGTAGACCATTAGATATATTTGAAAATATATTTAATGATTCTATATTT